CATAGATGTGAAGTTATTCATCTACCGCCGCCAACTGATGCGGAGTTATTTAAAGATGTAAGAAGTATAAATGCACAAGACCATAAAAGAATTCTACATGTTGCTGGCAAGGCAGCAGTTAAAGATCGTAACGGAACAGAAACTGTTATAAAAATGCTTGAATATTCAGAGGAAGATTATAAATTAGTTATTAAAACACAAACACCTTTAGATATTAAATCAAGAGATGAAAGAATTATTATAGAAACCGACAATGTTGTAAAGAAGCAGGATCTATATTCTGGCTATGATGCAATGGTATTGCCTAGAAGGTATGCTGGTTTATGTTTACCAATGAATGAGGCATTGATGAGTGGCTTGCCAGTCTTTATGCCAAGGGTTTCTCCAAACACAACGGTATTGCCAGATGAATGGACACTGGAGGCTGAATTAATTGATAAGTTTAAGGCAAAAGCAACTGTAAATGTTTGGTCAGTTAGTCCTAAATCGCTTGCTGAACTTATTGATAACTATATTATTAGTGATAAAGAAGCAATGAAAACAAAAGCCTTTGAGTTAGGCTTTGAACATTTTTCAAGAGAGTCATTAAAAGAAAAATATATAAAGATTATTAACTCATAAAACAAAAAAGCCAGCCTATTTCTAGACTGGCAATTCTGTAAGTAAATATTACTTCTTTGGTGCTGCCTTCTTAGCAACAGCCTTCTTGACAGCCTTCTTTGCAGGTGCCTTAGCAGCCTTCAGAGCCATCTCTACGGCCTTAGCATCTGGCAAGATACCAAAAGCCTTGTCGTTAGGGTTGATTGCTCTAATTGCAACTGGTGCAATTGCTGCAACAAGGGCAGTCCATAGATCCTTTGGATCTGTTACGCCTGCCATGTATAATGCAAGGCCTGATGCAAGGACTGAACGTCCGTATGATGCAAGTAGTGCCTTTAGTTGTTCTGTGTTCATGTTTCCTCCTAGGATAGAACTTTAATTAGTATAGCATATCCAGCCCATAGCCCTACAATTCCTGCGACTCCCGCAAAAACTGGTGGTGCTGGTACTGGCAATTTGAATGCAGCAAATACAACACCACATCCAAAACCTGTTAGTGTTGATAATAATATATCTTTCATTATCTTATTTCATCTTCTGGCAGCAGTGTTTTTAATTCTTTGTATGCCTTTGAAATATTTTTCATAGATGGATAATCTGGTCTTGACATAGACAGTGCTTCTCCATATTCATCAAAGTATGATACATCTGCATCAACATCATTAACAAATTTGGTTAATCCTTTTTGTACGTTTTCAATATATGAGAAAGCCCAGTCTCGTGAGTCAGAAAGAAACTTAATAAAGTTTTCTTTATGTATTGATTCATCTGAATTTTCTTTTGCCTTGATAGATTTTGTTATGTCGGCATATTCTTGTAGCAAAGTATTTTCAATAAAAAGTCTTGCAATATCTTTTTTAAGTCTAACTGATTGTCTTAAGACCAACAGATATGACAATGCAAAGCAAACTGACAACGTTGCAAAAACAACAATAAAAATATCTTTCATATCCCCACTCCACATGTTTTAAGTATATCCTAGTCCTGCTGTTTTGTCAAACTATAAAAATCTTTAAAGTTAGTATTAGTAAAGATCTCATACTCTGCAAGACTTCTAACATTTCCAGCACCAAAAATTCCTTCTTCTTCACCACAAAGGATTCTTCTTTGTTTCTTGTATGATATTTCTTCTAACTCTTTCCAAGATAAACCTCTTAGATTTTTATCTCCCCAAATCTTATAGTACCCACCACGAGAATAAAAATGATAGACAATATCTTTTGCAGGGGAATAGATATCCCAGCCCCTAGTCCAAGCCCTCATAGCAAAACAAATTTCTTCACCAAAGAAACTCAGATCTGGATCGTATGGAAGTTCATTAACCATTGCTCCATAAGAAAACATAAAACCACCAAGAACGGTTTCTGATATTTCTGGATTTTCTTTTGCTCTATTTATAAACTCAAGTCTTTCTGCTGTCCACTGATTCCTTCTGTTTAATGCTATCTTCTGTCTGGTGGGGTATGACTTTATCTTTGGATGTTTTTTGATTAAATGCATACCGCCATTACTTTCTGGCTCGTAGGGTGCAGGGAAATATGAAAGAAGAACTGATGAATGACCAGAAATAGTCTTAGCCCTTTCTAGTTGATCAATAGATATAGAGTCCCAGTCTTTTGCAAACCTTGTATGTGAGTCAATTTGAAGGAAGTAGTCTTGGTTGTTGTATAGTTCCATGGCCTTTGCTCTTGCATACCCCGCACCTCTGGCTTCTTTAGAGTGCATAGTTACAAGGGATAGGTTTGGGACTGAATCAAAGTTTGGCATTTCTAATGGAAGGCCTTGATAAACAACACCAAAGTGTAGGCTTTCTGGATTACTAGCATTGTCAATGGCGCTCTTAATAGTATAAGGAAGTTCTGGGTCACGGAAAGATGCTATAGATATAAATATTGTCATTTAATAGCCTCTCTTGTAACCAACACTATTGCGCCTTCCATCTCTAATGCTTTTTTTGCATTTAGCACATATTGTAATGCCTGTATTTTATCATCATGAACCATTCTTGCGAATACATATTCGTCTAGTTTAATTGTTAAAAAATGTTCATTATCAATTAATTCTATCTTAAAATTATTTGGGGGAATAATAGAATGAAAAGCCCTACGCATTTGATCTGTATACACTATTCTTCTCGTTTCCAATGAAGATAAGACTTAACATACACTGCCGCATATGCAAGAGCAGAAAAAATAAATCCATACTGCTTAGTTATAACAGCATATGTAATCCATAAACATTCGTTAATGCATAAGATATGCCATCCCCAGATGGTCTTTCGACCTACAAAGAAGATTCCAGTTACACCTATTACCGCTAATACCCATGACCAATATTGCATTATTTATAATTCCTCTCAATTATCATGAATATGACTTTTTATTCCAAAAGTTGGTTTTGTAAGAACTTACAAAAGTCCTCTGAAAGTTTCTCCATCTTTTATAAGATTCATCTTTATCGTACTTTTCTAAGTTAGATTCCCATGAATCTCTTTTTACGGGAGTCATTTGAGCAACAGGAGTTCCAGATTCAATAATTCCTTCAAAACCTTCTTGTAAAAAGAAAGGGAACTGAATTGTATTATCGTATAAATCGGTATCTACAAGACCAGTAATAGTCATAAAAGGTAAGTCAAATCTATTAATTGGGTGAGTAAACAACATGGAATACCCAGGAGAGGTTTTAAACACGTAATCGTTGTGCCATTTTGCCACCATATTGTGATAACCCTTTGGAACAGGGATTCCTTTAAATTGTTCATTACTGTGCATAGTTATTAGGCTTACCTCTGATTTCCAACGCATTGATGGCGCATTGTCTACCTGCTCTATAAATACATCATCATCTAGCACAATAGTGTAACCAGAGGTCATTGCATCAAGAAATGGTATGCATCTTTTTATAGTTGTATTATGTGTTGCACTATCAAAAGGGAAATGAAGTTTTTTTGCATCATTAGTGTACGGCTGTAAATCTTTGTACCATTTTGGAAGGTGTTCTACAGAAGGGGTAGGAGGTATACCTGCCAATTCTACTTCTAATGTGTTAGGAATTATTTTTAACTTTTGTGACATTTTAAGTTTCCTTTCATTATTTCCCCATTGTCAGTGACTGCCACGTATTGGCCCAGTCCTGCTTTGTTTTATGTTTATTAAATTCTCTAGAAATATTTCCTAGTTCAAGGAATACCCCACCCCAAACACCATACTCTTTACCAGAAACACCGTTAGCAAAACAAATATTTGCTACTGGGCATCGTTGGCACATTGAGTCTACAATTGGACGGACATCAAGAACTTCTTCATACTTATCAAAGAATATATTAGTATCAAGTCCAAGGCAGGCTGCTTCATCTTTCCACAAATGTTGTTTCATTTACTGACCGTATTTGTTTGGAATATCCCAACCATTACGATTAAGGTTAAAGGTTTTTTGTAGGTACCATGCATTTTTTACACGTACCCCGCTTGGTGATGTTCTGGCAAGATCTGATCTCTTACGCTCTACAACATCCCAACCTATCCAGGATAGTTCTTTATTCTTTGAAACAATTGTTTCCATGTGTGCTAATGAATTGATTATCATGATGCTCTCTCTATTAATAACGGAATATTCCAACTTCTACATTTTTTAATTCTGCAGAATGGACTAATTTTGATACAGACTCTTTTGGTTTACTTAGGAATGCAAAATAGTTTATGTGTTCCATATTTTCTTGAACCCAAGATTCTGGAACTTTATAAAACTTTATCTTACGACCCCTGGCTTTCATGCCTCGTTCTGAAAGGTTTGAGAATTCTGAAACAAAAGAATTAATTTTTGCAGGACCAACAGAATAAATTGTAAAGTCCTTTTCATCATTTTTCATTCCTGATAATGCAACGCTCATTGCACGAAGAAACAAGTTGTAGTCGTCAAACTCGTTAGTTCCTTGCACCGCCACTATCATTTTTTCTCCCACCGTTTAAGTTATCCAGGATGAATAACATTTTATTTACTTCTTTTGGAGACATCGTTGATATGTCTATTGGTCTTCCAGTTTCTGGTCTAACCTGACCGTTATCTGTATCGCCAACATAGAACATATTATTAGATACCCAATATGCTTTTTGATCTATTATAAGAAACTTAGTAGTTTTCTTTTCTTTCCAAATCTTAGATTGAGAAGAAGCAACTTCATTGTCAAAAATATCTCTAAAGAAAAACTCTTTTAACATATTGTGCATATCGCTTTGACGATATAAAATTTTGTTAAAAGATTTCTTTTCTTTTTTACTTATTACTATAAGTATAGAGGAAAACACAACCAATGTCAAGCCAACAACTAGGGCAATCTCCATGTGGTTTCTCCTAACTATTTAGTTATTTTTTTTGCTAATATTATTTTTTTCTGGTACTGGCTCAGTAAACAAAACCCTGTTAAGTTTTAACTGTGTTTGCAACAAGTTAAACTCCATCTCTGTTGCCTTTTGCTTATAAAATGTAACTAATTGTTTTACTTCTTCAACTGTTAAATCTTCCATAACTTATTTCCCCCTTATGCTAAATGGACTTCCGTCCCAGATTTTTTCTGTTTTACTTTTTTCTCTGTTTACTATTGCCCTACTCCAAGCAAACCCTGCATCTCCGCCCCATGCTTCCCACATAATTCTTCCATTAGAAGGAAACTCTGGTCCATCGTAAAAACCTTTACCTTTTTTATCTACTTCATGACGAGAGAAAAAAGAGTACATTCTCTTAACAGTATCAAGAGACATAGATGCACCATTAACAATGTCTGTTGCTCTACCCCAGCCTACTGGAGTTCCTGCACCAGTAGCCTTGCCGTCTTCTTTCCACTTCAAAGCACGTCTTGCAGCAGCCTTCATACCTGCATTAGGTGAGTATGTATCTGCCATTACTTATCCTTCTTTGAATGCTTTACTTCATATGGACCAAGAATAGATTTAACTGTACCGTTTTTATTCATTCGTACAATCTTCCCGTCCTTAATTTGTGTTGCATTAAATGATTGTGCTTTTTTCTTTGGCATTATTTTAAAAATCCATTCCAAAAATTATCTGATCCTAATTCTTTTTTAGACTTGTATGTTCCACCACGACGTTTGTATTCTTGCACTACCCAAGAGTTTGCAACCGCAGATGGGTACACATCAAATTTATCTTTTGCTGCCTGCACAACTCTTGCATAAAGTTTTGGATTAGACGGTGTTGACCCACCACGACGTGGTTGAATCATTTCTCCATAGTTAGGCTTTTTTGCTTTGCCAATTGATGAATCATACATTGCCATTGCAACTTCTGAATCCATTTCTTCGCTATCGTCTTCCATCATATGATTGTTTATATCTGCAACCTTTGCATCCATATACATCATTCCAATACTATAGGCTGTTGCTTCCCACTTGCCATCTTCTTCTTTATAAATTCTAACAGACATTGCTGGGTTTTCTGGCGGCAATGATTCAAGAGCATACTCTGATCCAGGAGTACCTAGTGTTCCGCCTTCAATCATAATGTGCTCTACAACTCCGTGGACCATGCCCTCAGAGGTAGACCCCATGACAAAATCGCCTTCTTTAATATGGTTCAAAATAAACCTCCTAATCTATACATTGATTATATCAGATTTTACTTCTTTAATAGTCTTTTGACTTCTTCTAATGCCCAGATTTCTGGCTTAGTAAGTTTAGAAATCTCATTTTTATCTAGACCTTTTTCAGATATAGTAACTAGGGGATCTTCTAAGAAAAAGTCGATATTTACATACCCCTTTTCCCATAGGTTTAATAGTTCTTTATTTACTTGCTTAATGTGATCTTCATAAATTCCTGGCATTATTTCTTTCATTTTAGGAGTTATTGTGTATAGGAGTTCTCCATTTAAACTATCAACCCCAGCAACCTCAAGGGCGCCCTTTAAGATAAGATGCGTTATAGCATCTTGATCTTTTGGTATCATATCTTTTCCGTCAGGATTAAATATCATTTTGAATATCTTTTTCATAAGCAATCAACTCCTCTAACTGCTGCCTTGTCTGTGCACCAGTTACACGGTAAATTTCAACATTATCTTTAATTAAAACAAGCGTAGGAATAGAACGAACTTCAAAGTCTTGTGCCATTTCAATTTCAGCATCAACATCAATGATAAAAAATTTAGCCATGATCTGTTCACGGTTTAATTCTTCTACTATTGGCCTTGTTTTTTTACAAGGATTGCACCAGTCTGCAGTAAAGTATAGGATATGTTTCATTTTTTAGATTTTAATCTAGCCTTTTTAAGTGCTTCAAAATCTTTTACCTTAGTATCTCCAAGGTATCCCCATGCATACCCATCGTTAATCATCATGTCATTAAGGGATACAGTGTCTCCATTAATATATACCCAGCCTAAAATGCGACCATACTTCTCAGATGAGTCCATCTTCTCAGTCTTAATTACAACAGACTTAGCATCCTTTAGAGCCTTTTTTAGATACTCTTTGGCTTCAAGACCGAGAGCCTTCTCAGCAAGATCCTTTGTACGAGACTCAGGGGTATCAATACCAGCCAATCTTACACGAGATGCAAATAAAATATCAAACCCTAAATCAATAAGAACATCAATGGTATCTCCATCTACTACATTTTCTACTTTTCTAACATAATACTCATACATAATCTTTATCCTTTAATTTATTTTGAACCAATTTATCTCGTTCGTCTATAACCGTAAGAGCAAAAGACATCATCTTTTTATATCCACCTGCATCATTCATAATCTTATTATAGTGATGCCCACAAAACATTAAATCTCCAGATATTCCAGTTATCTTAACAAGTGCTTCTGATGGACAAGAATCACAACGATCTGTTGCCTTTAATAGCCACTCTTTTTGAACAATTTCTTCTGTCATTGTCATGTTCATAGTATACCGCTACTTTCTGTTATCAGTGGAATAGAATCCACTACCGTTGAATACTGCCGTTATATTAGAGTATACACGTTCCAGTGGTAGAGTGCAAGTTTCACACCCATACCCTGGATCGATGTCTTTGATAGATCTTTGTTTGATTACAATTTCAGAACATTGTCCTGTGCATTTGTATTCATATGCTGGCAATTACTTAACCTGACTTCCTTTGCCACCGTTAGAAGACTTGCTTACTGCTGACTTTTTAGTAGCATCTGGAGATGTTGCTTTTACTGGAGTTGCTGCTAGTTTATTTAACAGTGGAGTATTTTCTTCACCAGTATAAACTGGACGGCCCCAACCAACAACAGCATTTAGCAATTTCTTTTTATTGTTCTTGACATAACCACGAGTCTTCTCTACGCACATTCCTCCGTTGCGCTGATCTCCCTTTGCAGTTCCTGAAGTGTTTCCTTCAATAACTTGAATAGTCCCATCGCCATTGTTCTTAATGCAAAGACCAACATGTGAAATACGATTTACACCATCATCTGGGAAATCAAAATAAATCCAGTCTCCTGCTTGTGGATCATCATTACGTGCATCTGACCAGCGGCCTTCTTTTTTAAATTGATCTGATGCTGCTACTGTTGATGCAGACTTTGGAAACTTTGC